TTATTCCTATTTCTCGCTATCGAGAGGACTTTATTAACCGCATGGCCATCAATAACTATGAGGTTAAACAATTATATAAGGACTCTCAATGGTTAGAGGATAAGGTAAGGCCAAGAGTTGTTAACTTTGTTGCTAACATTAAGCCTAACTTTGATAAGTTAGTTGAGCAAGTTAAACAGGCAGCACCATAAATAAGGGGATTAATTCCCCTTCCTTTTTATCAATGAAATTCCACCATCATCACGGGCGCAAACACTATGCACGTACGCTTATCTAAACCTATGACTAGAGTACCATCGTCACGAGAGTGTGACATGCCGGTATATCACATGTCCTTGACTGTACAAGCTGATACTATTGATTGGATTGTAGATCACATTAAGGATGCATTAGAAGAAGATGAGTATGTAGTTCTTAAGGACTGCCATGAAATAGTACAACGTGACTGCACGTTGGAGCATCATGGAGGTTAATGATAAGGAGCTAGAGTGGATGTACTATGGACTTATGGCACAACGTGCACTAAGAGATAGTCCAACCACTGTGCCTATATGGGCATCATGGAAACAGACGTTCTTAGATAAGGTAAACCATGAACGTACCAAACTGGGTTCATCACTCGAAGAAGAACCTTAAAAGAAAGTTAAGACCTAGAGCATTGGCCATGAGCCGTGCTAGGCTTAAAGCCCTGAAGCTAAAACTCAGGGCCAAGAGGTCCTTTCGTTCAACGGTTAGGACGCTAGCTTGTCACGCTAGTAATACGGGTTCGATTCCCGTAAGGACCGTTGGGTAGATTGCGTAGCATTCATTTGCGGAGCAGCTACCCTATTATCCACATACTTACTATGAAACGTAAGCAACTAAACCTAACAGAGCGTGAATTACAAGTAGTAATTGATGCTATGAAAAACGACTGGTGGATGGATTATGATCCAGCAGTTGAAACTACAGTTAGACCACAGTATGATTTATTAAAACGTTTTGAGGATGGCTATGAACAGCTGGCCAAAACAACGTCCTGAATGGCACTATCCGTTAGCAGCTCTACTATCTTTAATAATTAGTATGAGTTTCTTAAGTGTCATGGTTGAACTTAATAAGTACAGAAGTCTTACACCAAAAACACATCAAATTCTACGTTGATCTAACTATGGCTAGAAGAGATTCCTTTGATAATCGTATCGACGAGGTATCAAGGTGGGACGCTACTGATGAGATAACACCTTTCTCCATCGAAGATGGGCTCGGTGCTGCGATAAGTTGGGATCTACCTCCAGCCTACGCTTGTATCATCAGAAGCTCAGACCCAAAGACAGGTAAGGTTACCGAACGATCTTACCGACAAGCCAAAGCTGCTAAGAAATACTTAGCTAAGCTATGGGTTGAAGACCACGAGGATGTAATTATCCTAACTGACCACGCTATTCACGCACCTGCTGATTTACCATGAGACCTATCAATGCTCCCGACCTTGAAGAGTTATTACAAAACGAGGGTTACGGGATAGATCCTGACACCGGTGAGGTGTACGATAATGGTGAGGTCAGTCAGAAGTTTCTTATAACTCTGGCTGCATGTGGTACCTTGAACGTTAAACGTGATGGGTTCCATGAAGTTGGATTCTTCATACCTCACTATACTTGTTATAACTCTATGGAAGATTACTGCCAAGAGTTCCCTAACGAGCAACAATGCAAATACTATGACGTATGATCATCTAAATGCTGAAGAATACTCTATGTTTCTAGCTTATGGCGACACCGAAACAGATCTCGAAACAATACTCGTTAGAGAAGGAAGCGATTTCTTGTGGCCGCCAACGTCTGATGGATTCCATTCAGAAGTTAGAGGAGAAGAGTTACGCTTCCGCGAGTGTATACGGAACGGCAAGTATCTCGGCTGCTCTTCCTTTGGTTATTAAAGAGATTGATTCATCAGTCTCTAAACTAAAGAAAGGTGCAGCTGGGCAGCATTATCAACCTGTTGCTAAACATCTTAGCGAGTTAGAATCACTAGCTATCGCCACGATTGCATTGAAGGTTATCTTTGATAATGTGTTCAGTATGAAAAGAGATGCTGACATACTAGCTAATGTACTAGTATCAGTGGGCTCAGCCTTAGAATCTGAATGTAAGTTCAGATGGTATAGGGCTAACTATCCTGAACTCATGAAATATATTGAGGATAAATACTTTCATGAATCATGTGGTACGCAACAGAAGGTTGCTATTGCTAGTGTAATCTTTGGCAGGAAGGATATTGTATGGCCGTCATGGAATATTAAGACACGTACTTCTTTAGGTGCGTGGTGTTTAAATTCCACCATCATCGCGACGGGGTGGTTTACTAAGGAGATAGACCAGAAAAGCAAGCGACGTAAGGTTGCTAGAGTTGTGCCTACTCCTAAGTTCAATGAAGTAAGAGAACAGCTTATTAGATCTGCTGAGATGTTCAGTGGTATCCCTTGGCCTATGCTTATACGTCCTAACGATTGGACTAACGATAAGTGTGGTGGCTACATAACCAATGAGCTGATGAGAGGGCATGAACTTACACGTCGTGGTAATCCCTCATTAAAACACGGGAACATTCCCCTAGCTTTTTTAAACAAGCTACAACAGGTCGAATACCGTGTGAATACTCATGTTCTTGATACTGCTAAGCACTTCAATGAGCGTGGTATTAGTATAGGTAAATTTATACCTATAACAGAAGCCTTTAAACCTCCTAAACCTCCAGATATAGAGGATAATGAGGAGGCTAAACAAGCTTGGAAACGAGCTACTGCTGAGGCTTACAATGCTGATCGTATTAACTTTAAGAGATCAGTAAGGACTAGAACACAGTTAGAGGCAGCTGAGAAGTTTAGAGATGATGAGTTCTATTTATGTTGGTCTTTTGACTACCGTGGTAGAGCCTACCCTATCCCTGCATTCCTCACTCCTCAAGATACAGATTTCGGTAAAGCACTCATAAGATTTTCTAATGAGTCACCTGTTACTAGAGAAGCCGATACATGGTTAGCCTTTCAAGTAGCTACAACCTTTGGGTTAGATAAAGCTACAATGATTGAAAGGATACAATGGGTTGATAGAAACAGGAGTCTAATTAGTAAAATAGCTACTGATCCTATTGGTAGTCTCCCTGAATGGGAGGGTGTTGACGAACCGTGGCAGTTCATGGCTGCATGTCATGAGTATCACCATTGCTGTATTGAATGTGATAAGCCAACCACAGGATTAATGGTTGCAGTAGACGCTACATGTAGTGGGCTTCAGATATTAGCTGGGCTCGCAAAGGATCGGTCAACAGCCGAGCTGGTAAATGTATGTCCTGGTAACCAACCTAGTGATGCTTATAAAGCTGTAGCCGAGGAAGCTAAGAAGTATGTCCCTATGGAACTACATCACTGGCTCACTCGCAAGACCACAAAAAGGACAGTTATGACAATTCCTTACAATGCTACGAAGTCATCCTCACGGGTGTACATCCGAGAAGCATTGCGAGAACAGGGATTTGAACCTACACCTGAGCAAGTCTCAATTGTAGTTGATGCTGTCTATAAAAGTATGGATGCTATAGTACCTGGACCAATGCGAGTTATGCGTTGGATCAAAACACACGTCGGTCAGTATATCCGTAGTGGAGCTACTGAGGTTGAATGGACTACACCTTCTGGTTTTGTAGTTAATCAACAGAGAAACAAGAGAGAAACAGAGAGATTAGATCTACAACTACTAGGTAGGACTCAAGTTAGTCTTACTGTAGGGAAAGGAGAGCCGTGTCCAACACGTCATAAGTCTAGTACTGCTCCTAATCTAATACACTCTTTGGATGCATCTATATTGCACTGTTCCTTTCAAGAGTTCAATGAACCATTCACAGTCATCCATGATTCAATCCTTGCTAGAGCAGGAGACATGGGAACACTCAATAGACTTGTGCGAGAGACCTACCAACGAATCTTCACACAAGACTGCTGGCTTACACGATTTGGAGAGATTATCCAAGCAACTGAACCGCCGCCAATCGTCGGAACATTAGATCCTAAGATTGTCGCAGATTCCACTTACTTTTTCTGTTAATGAGCACTACACATGTAACAAGAGAGCCTGTTGTACTAGAGGGTTTTCAAGCTATCCTTAAACCTGGCGAGTATGGGCACAAGTTGTCTGCACTTATATGTAAGGATCTAGTAGAAGTACTAGAGGATGAGCGTGAAAGCTGTCTTGAATGGGCTAGAGGCAGAGCAAAGAACCCCAAGAGAGTGACTGTTAAGCACCCTCCATGGGAAGAAGTTGAAGGAACTGATAAGTATCAGATTAAATTCAGCTGGAAACAAGGAGATAAGATAACCCCAACTATCGTAGATACTGAAGGTACACTTATCACCGACACAAATACCCCTGTTTACAGTGGTAGTAAGGTTAAGCTAGCTTTTATTCAGAAACCTTATCTACTACCTGCTGGCGACATAGGCACATCCGTTAAGCTAAAATCAGTACAGATTGTTAGCATACAGAATGGAGCTGGTGTCTCAGATGAAGGTAACTTAAGTGCAGAGGATGCAGCTGACCTATTTGGTAAAACAAAAGGGTTTAAAGCTAATGATCCTGCACCTGTAGTAGATACAACACCTTGCTCAGAAGAGGATGAGGATTTCTGATGAGAAGCGGCCTCGAAAGGCAGGTCGCTGAATTACTAGATGAGTTAAAGATCGACTATGAGTATGAGAACTGTAAGTTTCCATATATCAT